TCGGCATCGTCGTGACGGCTATCGCCATCGCATGAAGGAATTCCCCGTGGTGGTCATCGTGATTGCAGGTATATTCCCTTCGCACCCAGCACTTGAAATGCGGGATGTTGCTCTGAAGAAATCCCACGTTTTACCTGCTCCTGCTTGCTCCACCACGGCGCATTTTTTTGGCACCGCCACGGGCATAACCCTTCTTCTTCATCATGTTCGCGCCTCCGTTTGCTCTTTTTATAGAGCCACCTGACCTTCTTCTGGTGACGCCACCACGCTTCATGCCTTTTTTCTTCATCATGTTCGCGCCGCCCAGTTTCTTTTTAGCGACGCCACCACGCTTCATGCCTTTTTTCTTTTTATGCATTGCCATTTCACTTCTCCTTACGCTTTCCTGATGGGCATTTCTTTTGCACCGGCCATCTCTTTGCGTGGCGCACACATAAACTTGCCCTTTTTAGCCTTCACTGTTCCGCCCTTCTTTTTAAACCCCATGTTGTTTCTGACGGAGGTTGGTAACTTAGGTAGTCCTTTGTTACCGGGGGGTATGTCTTTTAAAGCCATTACTTTTTCTTCCTTCTCAATGCTTTCACACGACGCGGCTTGCCAGCCGGCTGACCTAGTTTAGCCTTCTGACGAATTCTACTGCGCTTTTCCTTGGAAGTCATCTCTGATGCTGTTTTGGGGGTTTTGGACGATATCCTCTTAGTGGGGCGGCAATATGGAGTACCCCGTTTTTCACCTTTGCGACGCCCACATGCCTTACCAGTCCTCTGGTCCTTCCAGTCTTCCTTGAACCACCTTTTAAGTGCGAGGCCACTTTTTGTTTTCCTTACCGCCATTAGAGCCTACCTTGAGAATGTAAAACCAAAAGAACAACAGAAGCTAAAACACAGGCAACTACAATTAGAAAGAACGTAACTACAGCCACCTCAAAATGATGTTTGCGTTTTCGTATCCGCTCTTGATCCGCCTCTCGCCTAGCTACTCTAGCCTTCGCCTGAAACTTTTGCCAATCATGCCATAGTCCAGGTCTGCCAGCATAAATCATAATCTGCTTGAGTTGTTCTTCTTGCTCCTTGATCTTCTCCAAGGCCATAAACTCCTCAAGATCAGAACCGCCGCCCTTCCTTTGTGCCTTCTGCTGGAGCTTTTCTTTCGCACCAACAAATTCTGCAATTGCGCTACCAGCAGCAGCAATTTCCTTACCGTTCGATACAGCTTGCTTGATTACTGCAAAAGCTGCATTTGCTGCTGCGAGTTCGGCTAACATTAGTAGACCTTTGTGTTTGCATCTACCACGACCGGCAAACAGTAAGCAGTGATGTTTTTCCCTTGTTTGGACAATCGTTGAGCGTAGTACACGCAGTCATCGACACTGCGAAAATACATATCATTGCTCTTGAGACGCTTGTCGTCACCCAGTCCCATGTAAACGAAAAGTAAGAACACATGGATCAAGACTGTGTGACTGCACCCTTAGTTCGTTTGCGTCGGCCATTCATGACCGCTCCGCAGCCACGAGCTACAGCAGTTCCCTTTACAGCTTTTCCTCGAAAAGCTCTTTTTGGTCGTTGATCCTCGATCCCCCCTGTTGCTCTCTTTTTCTTTTTCTTTTTGCCACCGGTTCCGTAGTTTGCGGCCCCGACCTTACGGCACTTGGCGATGGCGCCACTAGCATACGCCGACGGGAAGACTCGATATCGCGCCTTAACTTTGTGATAGCATGCATCTTTAGGCATTCTTTCGTTTCCTTCTACCAGCGCAATGCGCTCTCTCACTAAACCCACGAGGACGCTTGCAGTTTACTTTTGCCTTGCGGGTCTTACTCCACTTTCGTTTCTGCGGCGGCTTGGAAATCTGTTGTCGCATCGATCCGCGCGAGATTGCCATTGTCGTCTCCCCAACTACGAGTGATAGCGGTCCGAAGGTAATCTTCCCACATCGGCTTTATCATGTTGTGGTTAGCCTCAACTTGTGCAGCGATCACAGCCGTGCGCTTGTCCACTTCGATCAATGTCGTAAGGATCCAAACCACAAGAGAAAGAGCCACCCCGCCAAGACCAATAACAAGGGTTTTAGCCACGGTTTTTTCATCTAGCATTTCCATCTCCGCCGTGCCTGTCGCAGTCGGCTGTTCGGATCCTTCGCAGCCTTGGGAAACTTTTTCATCTGACCAGCAGACCTGGCGCAGAACGACTTGCGCCGCTTCGCATCCTTGCTGCCCTTCTTGACCTTGCCCGTAACTGCCGTTTTTAACTTGCTGCCAGGGTTAGCACGTCGATACGCCTTGACCCCAGCTTCGGTCATTCCCGCCCCAGACTTTGTGGGGCGGAAATTCTTTTTGTTTCTTGGCGGCATCTTTGACTTTTTGCGCGCCATAACGACTACCCAAAGAACGCAGTAATTGAGTCTACGTTTGTAAGAGTGACGTGACAGCCGTCTTCGAAAATAATCCCATGCTCTGGAATTGTAATCTGCGTGTCGTCGCCAGCTACAAAAGTCATAGTCAGCAGAGTCGTACCGGATCCGCCGCCGCTTCGAAAGACAGCAGCAGGACTCCCGCTGCTAGCACTTCGAACAACAAACGACTTGAGGCGAGTCCTGCCGCCAATCAAGCTGCCTGTAGATGTCGCTGTCTTGGCAATGATCGAACTAGCCATTCAACCCTCCCTTAGAATACGGAGTATTCTAGCTCAACGGTAAACCTACCAGCGGTCACGTCAGCGTTAACAGTGGTGGTCGCAACCGCGTATAGATGAGTGCTTGCGATAGCCGCTGTCACGTTAGGGACAAAGATATGATAGTTTCCGGCTGTGTTGTTGAAGTTGATGTCAATTTCAGTAATTGACTGAGTCGCACTCAACTGCTCGTTGAAGGACGTGACGCCAGCACCTACGATCTCTGTGCCCGAAGAAACTGCTGCGTTTGTGGCAGTCCCGCTGGTAGCACTAAGTTGCAGGTTTCCAACCAGAGTTTGACCTGCTGCCGTTGTGATTCCGATCAAGGCTCTGTGGATAAAGAACTTTGTGGGGGTCACAAGACCGTCTGGTGCGTCTGTGTTGAGCGTTCCAAGTTCTACAAGCACATCGCCATCTGCGTACGCTGTGCTGGCGGCATCAGTGGCAGCAAGGGAACCAGCGAAAGATTGAATCTTCCTTGTACCCATAGAAACGAGTTGGCCGGTAGAGTTAACAGAAAATCCAGTTTCTGTAATGGCACCAGTGGTGCTGCTTTCATTGATCACATTGAATCCGCCCTTGGAGCGGATCGGACCCGAAAAGGTTGTGTTTGCCATTTTGTACTCCTGTCGTGGCAAGTGTCAGACCTCCGATAGGTCTGTCAGGGACTAGATCATAGTACCCGAAAAAAAAGGGGGCCGCAATCGCGGCCCCCAGTCGGGGAGGAATTTTCCCCTTCGTTACGCGCCGGGCGAACCGAATACGCAACGCGGGTCTGAGAAGCCGAACGAATAACGCTCACGAGCCTTGAACCGCATGTTGCCGGTGTCGAAGTCCGGATCCATGTTGGTTGCCAGAGGCATACGCTCGAAGTGCTTGAGGCCGTTCGGGGCGTCCGTCTTGATGAAGAACGCATCGGTGTCGGTCAGGTAGTCGTTGACTACGTAACCTTCCGGCAGCATGCCCATGCTCTTGATAGCATTGACATCGTTGTCGGCGGTTCCAACACGAAGGTTCGACACCAGCAGACGCTCGGCAATGAACTGAAGCTGACGCGGAATGATCAGCTTCATACCGCGCAGTGCGATAACCAGACCACGCTCATCGACGAAGCCTGCGATGTTGATCAGCGCATCTTCGAGCGAAGTTTCGTTCAGGTCTGCCGCAGTGGACGGCTCGTTGGCGAAAGTGCCACCGCTGGTGAGCGGGTGCGAAGCATCACAGAGTGCTACACCGTCGCCGCCGGCAGTTGCGCCTGCGGTGAAAGCGTTGTTAAGGACGGAAGCGGCCTTAACTTGCTTGGTGTGTGCCATCGAACGGGCGAGGGCACGGGTGTAGCGAGATGCCAGACGGTCGTAGAGGTTGTCCTCAACAGCTTCCTCGGTGATCGAGAAACCCATTGCGACGGTCTCGTGGGTATACCGTGCGGTATACGCCTCGTTTGCGTCATCGAACGAGATTCCAGCGCCTTCGTTTTTAACGGGTGCGGCACCGAAACCAGACAGCATGACCTCTTCTTCGAATGCTCGGTCGGAGCCTTCGGTATCGAAGATTTCAGCATGCTGGCCCTCGTATCGACCATATTCCATACCAAAGAGGGCGTTGAGGCCAGGCTCAAGCTCTTTGGCGAGTTGTGCGCGAGAAATAGCCATAACTCACTACCCTCCTTACGATACTGCCGCTTCTGAATCTCCACCGAGACCCAGTAACGCATGGTTGTTGATCATGACGATCATTGGGATACCCGCAGCCGCAAAATCTTTATTTTCTGCGTCATCTAGGATACCGACGACCTTCAAGGGCAGAGAAAGGTTAGATGAATCAAGTGTGTCTACGTCCATCTTTGCGCTTGAAATGCCCGTTGTTGTGCTACCAGAAGCGCCGCTATCAAGTTGAGTGTTCTCAAAGATAGCCGCAATTGCGGTTGCCTTGTTAGTAATACTGGCGTCTGTGCAAATCACAAAACGCTGCATCGGGTTGTCGTACACGTGTCCGATAATATCGAAGTTGGTGTCCGCGCCCGAGCCAGGCCAGTAGTTAGAAAAGACCTTTTTACCAGTCGATGAAGAAACATACTCACAACCACGGAAAACACCCACCATCTTTTGAGTATCACCAGTAGCAGAAGAGATGGCGATTTCGCCACCGTCAGTTGCTTTTACCAGTGAACCCTGATAGATCGCAGATGCGCCGCTGTCGATGAAGTATGCATTAGTACCGGCAGTAGCAGGGGTGCTACCAGCGGTATTGATCGGCTTTAGGCCGAAAGCGACATTGATATTCGCCATTTTGCACTACCTCGTAGGTTTAGGAGGAATCTTTTCCTCCAAAAGTTACACGACTTTGCCTATCGTTGTGGATAGGCATCGAGGGATGTTGTTCCCTCATTAGGTTTTCGTCCACGGATCTCATCTGGTTGCGGGTCTGTTCCCGGTAGTATTCAGTTCTTTCTTCGACCGTTTCCTCTGGAATCCGGCACAGCATCAAGCCGCCTACGCCGATAACTCCAGCATTCTTGCCTTCCTCGATCACTGGGTAGCGATCTCCCATGTCGGGATACTCGTCTGCACGTACTGGTTCCCACCCCTCACGGAGCTTCGAGTGTACGTTGGGCTTGTCGTCATCACCACGAAGGTGAGTCCTGACCCAACGATGCTGATAACCAGCGGGTGCTTCGGGCGCCTCTAACTTGGAAGGCGGGGTCCAGGGCTTGCGCCGCTGGGTGGTTGCGCGAGTCTCTGCTTCGCGTGGTTTTCTATTCGCCATAACTTACTCCTTCACGTACTTGGCATATTCCTCGAGCGGAACATTCAATCGCTTCGCAATCGCAATCTGCGATGGAGTCAGTTTGACTGTTCTGCGCCCCTTTGATGACGACGACTTTGACGCCGTTGACCCAGCAGAAGCGACTCTGGGTCCAGTATCGCGCTTCGTCTCTGCAAATTTCTGCGGAAACTCTGTGCGAATCCTATTGTCGAGTTCACTATAATACTCATCTGACGTGGGGTCAAACCCCTCATCTTCAATAAGCTGACGGTGAATCCCGAATGCTGCGTAGGTCATGGTCTGATCACTGCCAAACCACTCGTTCTTTTGTGCCCATGCTTCAGCTTTGGGGTCCGGTGCAGCTTGTTGCTGAACCTGCTGCGGTGCGGCCTGCTGCTCTTCGGCGGGCTGTGCAAGACGCTCTTCATTGCGCCGCTTGGCCTCTTCATACCGAGCCTGCTCCAGAGCGATACGGCTAATCCGCTGTTGCGCTTCGAACATACCGTCTGCATCGCCTTCTTCATAGGCTTTGCGATAAGACTCTTTTGCGGCGGCAGCATCCGCTTCAACGCGGCTACCGAACTCACCAACATACGACTGGTCGAGCTTATCTAAGCGTGACCGAAGCTCTTCATTCTGCTTCTTCACGGCTTCGGCGTACTCGATTGCAGCCTGTCGCTGGCGCTCTTCTTCACGAAATCTGTTCGTCAGCTTCGAAATACGACGCTGAACAGATTCAGAGTATTGCTCTAACTCATCTTCGCTTTTTGCCTCTTCTGCGGCAGGGGCTTCTTGCTCTTCCTCTGCCTGCTCGACGACGATCTCTGCTTGCTCCTCGCCTGCCTCGACGACCTCAAGCTCTTCCTTTTCGGCAAGGTTGTTTTGCATACTATGCTCCGTATGTCTTGATATCATCAGGATCGATGATGGTTGCAATGACTTCATCGTCATTGATGATGCGGACCTCGCCACCTTCAATCTGGAAACGCGATCCGGAATACCGACCAATACAAACCCAGTCGCCCTCTTGACACCACGGCTTGCAATCAGGACCAAATTTGTCCGGATCTTGATAGGCCAGTGGTCCAAGACGAACCACGTACGCCACCACGGTGGCTCTTGCCTCTCGGTCCTTGGCTTGATCGGGGACGTACACCCCACCCTCAGTCTTGGCTTTACCTTGATAGGGCATGACAAGAATTCGCCAGCCAGTGGGCTGCGGTATTCTATCTAGTGCGGATTTCTTAGAGGCTTCTTCTTCAGCTTTTTTCTTGGCTTGCTGCTGCCGGTGGACGTGATCAGGTACTAGAAGCGTCGTCATAGTTTACCTTTTTTAGCAGGGCGCGTAACTCTTCTAGCGCATAGGTGATCCCCTGAATCTCACCTACCATAGCACGATATGATTCCATATCAGATGCGCTACCGCTAGTCAGGGAGATGCTAATGTCATCTACCCGTGTTTGCAAGGTTTTCTGATACCTTGAAAGAAAATCTACTACGTCCATTATCGACGCAACTGCGGGAACAGGTCGTACAAATCGATAGGATCACCTGTGTTATTGTTATTGGCGGGGGCTTGGAGAGCCGACGATGACAAATTCGGGGGTGGATAAAGCTCGTCATATGCGTCAACTCGTGCATCCATGCGCTCGGCGGTGTTAATAAACTTATCGATATTCCCTTTAAGTTCATTTGTTACTGGACCAAGTATCGACTCTCTGGAGACAGGGGCGGGTGCTACAGGATTTTGAACAATCTTATTTTCCGAAACAACAGGGGATGTCGCCACTGTCGGAGTATTAGCAATAACGTCGGCTATGGTTATGTCGTCAGCAAATATCTCGCGAGGAACAATCTCTCGCACAGTGCCACGAGAAACAGGAGAGTCCTCCGCTGTAGCGCGGCGGGCCGTTTTGAAGTCTTCTTCGATAAGGTTTCGTACTTCCGGATCTGTCGTGAATGGTATGAAAACGTCAGAGATAGCACTTGGCTCTGCCGCCGAAGTGTTTGCTGGTAGCGCCGCCACGGGAACTGACGACGCTTGCTGCGATATGTCGAAAAGGTCTGCGGGCGGCTTAACCAGCCGCACGGTTGGATCATAGTCATACCCTATCACCGATGATGGCGGCGGCACACTCTCTAAAATTTGACCGCCCGTGAAACCGGGGACAGTGAGATCACTTCTATCAAACAGCGCGGTTATAATACCAACGCCCGGAAACAAACTTTTTGAACCTGTTTTTCGAAGACTTGGATCTCTTTCCACCGTGCCATAACGAGTGGGATCTCCCACACCGAGGCCCGGTTCTACTCTACCTGTGCGCGGGTCCACTGGTGACAAATAGCGGCGAAACATCAAATTTTTCACCGCACCAAACGCAGGGGTGCCAATAAGGTCGGGGTAGCTAATATTCTTTGGACCAAGCAGCCTGGCGATTCCGCTCATCGCTCCAAAGGGATTGCTGTCGGTCATCCCTAAAACGCTTGATTCAATTTGCTTGCGTGTAAGCTGTCGGGCCTCACTTCCGCCGTCATCCTTCGGGATGTTGACGGTGTATCTAACCTGATCCTCGATATCTTGGACCGAAGTATTCAACGGAGCGCCAACTGTGGTGCCAGTGCCCCCCGCACCACGGACACTGCGACCGCGCTCTCCAAAGTCCATTGTTCCTATAGAACTATCAACAAAATCGCGTGGAGCCACTTACTTTACCCCAGAAAACTTGCCGCCTTGGATCGCGGCGCCCATACCACGACTAGTCATGAACTTGCCACTAGCTGCGCTTACAGGTTTCCGTTTTGCCGTCGTCATGCCGCGTTTTTTCGGCTTTGGCGGCATTGGGCCACCTTTTCGATTGCCCTCTTTATTCATGGGGTGATCTGAATCAAGCAGTTTTCTATTCTTGCGGATGATGTCCTTCTGGTCATCACTCAGCTTGTCTGAACCCATCAGATCTCGATACATCTTCTCGTTTGGACCGAGCGGAGTCGGAGTCGCCATCTTGTTGGTGCCGCCTTGTTCAAAGCCGCGCATCTTTTTCATGTTGCTCTCCAATATCTGTGAGCCACCGTCCTTGCGACCACGACCCTTTTTGATGAGGTTGTTGGCCTCATCATAACTTATTCCCATGTCACCAGCAAATTGCTTGATACGCGGTCGTGCCATCTACTTAACCTTCTCCTTCTCGTGACCCAGCCACACCGCAAACGCACCGGTCATCGCCCCCGTCACCACAGACACAAGACCGGCTTGGGCTGGCGTCGGATCCGGCAGGGTCATGAACCATTCCACCACTCGCCACGCCGAGATCGACATCATGATCATCATCAGACGCGGCAGTATCT